CTGCCACAACAGACAGATACATAAGAATACCATCCTTAAAGGCGGAATCCGGAAACGCAACCAGGCTGCATATCTGGTGAATGGATACCGGTTATTTGACAAAGTAAAGTATCAGAACCAGGAATACTTTATATTCGGCAGGAGAAGCAGTGGTTTCTTCGATATCCGTACTTTGGATGGTACGAAAGTCAATAAAGGAAGTATCAGTTGTAAGAAGTTACAGCTGGTCGAAAAATCAAAGCACTATTTAACAGAACAAAGAAAGGTAGCGGCATAGCCAGGAGTGCTCCTCCCATGACTGATATAATAGAACTAGCATTCTATTATCATGAGTCGCGGGTCTCCGAATATGGCTAGTTAAAGGTATTAAGATGAATAGAGGATCTTTAAAACCAACTGAACTGATTGAGAAGGATGAGAACAAAGAGCAGCAGACGGATTTCGAACCACATACTCGTCCCCCGAGATTTCACAGACCTACCGTCCGGATGGATTCTAAGATAACCCAGACATACGGGGACCAAATAGCGGATCCGGCATTAAAGAACCAGCCTCTGCGTGCTCATAAAGTCGGCGAAAATAATGGAGATGTTATATTAAGGACCGAAAAAGAAGCACGCGTTATACTGGTTCCGAAACAAGAGGTTACGACTTATGAGAGAACGGGACAGCCAACGATACTGACCGTGTTTCTGGTTATTGTTATCATGATTCTTGGAGTTCTATTGTTTTTGTAAGCGTTGTCGTGGTAGACGATATAGGTTTTGTTTTCTATGTCTGTGTTTAAGAAAGTTTAAGTGATAACAATGTTACTGTTGGTAGTGATGTTTTCGCTAACACCGGATTACAGTAAGCAACAAAACAGAAAGAGATCGTCGTACATGTCGGTCTCTTTTGTTTTTGTCTCCCATCTCGTATCCCATATTTAGTACATAACAAATAAACGTATTCAAAGAAAAGGAGACGAAACATGAACATTTACAACAATTTTGGATTTGGAAACAGCGCAGAGAGAATCAAAAACATGGAAAGAGTGATTTTCGTGAACATGACTAAAACCAAGTATGCCTTAGATATCAAGGACAGCATCGATAGAACAAAGGTATACGATTCGAGTGCACTGATTTATCCAGAACGTGGATCTTTGCAAACCGAGTTTGTTTTCGAGCAGACGGATTCTGTATCTGCAGTTTTCAAATATGCAGACAAAGACACAGCAATCCTGAATTTCGCAAACTTCACAACACCAGGTGGCGGATTCATTTACGGAGCCATGGCTCAGGAAGAAGCATTGTGTTTAGAAAGCACTTTGTATCCGGTTATTAGCGATCGAAAACTTGAATCCTACTACTTCGCGAACAAACGCGCATTATCATCAGTAGGATGCCTTTATAGTAATCGCGCTTTATACTCACCGGGCATTGTCTTTTTCCGTGATGAGGAAGGAGAAGAGAAACGTTGCGATGTGATCACTTGTGCAGCACCAAACGCATCCGAATACCTGGCAGCAGGTGGTAGTCAGAAGATGAATGGAAATGCATTGTTGGACCGCATGACGTTCATTCTTGACATAGCAGTCAAAAACGGAGTTAAAACATTGATCCTTGGCGCATTCGGATGTGGTGTTTTCGGACAGAATCCGGAAACTTTGGGAGCTCTGTATAATTATCTGTTGACAGATAAATACAAGGGAGCATTCGAACGTGTCGTTTTCGCAGTCATTGATGAGAAAACGTTACGACCTTTAGAATCAGGTTTTTGCAGCAGATAGGAGGCATTTATATGTCAGTAATCATGGAAAACGAAACAAGACCAGATGAAGCATTAGACCGAAGAGACGCTGTGGCAGGAAAATTGCATCGACGCCGGAAACAGTTAGCTTCCGTTTATTCAGGCATCGAAACAAAGTCATCACCAGAACCTATAATCTATACAGATGATGCCTATGCTATGAAGCAGATTGAAAGGGCGGAAATTGAGGATGAGGATAAGGATAAGGATGAGGTAGTTTGTCAGGATAAGGGAATTTATCTTGATACCGAACCTGATATCGTAGTCGAGAAAGAGCTTATCTTGTAACAGTCATTCACAACTGCATACTAAAACAAAGAGAAAGAGACTGGGAAATCCTGGTCTCTTTTTGTGTGTCTTGGTTTCTCACATATTTAGGATAACAAAATGAATAACAAACAAAAGGAGGAAACAAATATGTTAGAGCTTAAAGGAAAATACGGAGATGCGAAAGTATTTACGGACAACATCGATCAGGAGACGATCAGTCAGGTAATCGGATTGTTGAACCAGCCGTATGCTGCCGAAAGTAAGATCCGGATCATGCTGGACTGTCATGCAGGCAGCGGATGTGTAATCGGGACTACAATGACGTTAGCAGACAAGGTAGTGCCAAATTTAGTAGGCGTCGATATTGGGTGCGGAATGTATGCATTGCAGCTTGAGGAAACAGACATTGATCTCTCGTTATTGGATGCTGCAATTAGCCAGTATGTACCAGCTGGATTCAATATCCATGAACACCCGATCGCAACCTCAAACGTAGACAAAGTTTTGGCGCCGGTGAATGTAGACAAAGCGATGTGTTCTCTTGGGACGCTCGGTGGTGGAAATCACTTCATTGAAGTCGACAGAGACACGAATGGCAATCTTTGGCTTGTAATTCATACCGGATCCAGACATCTTGGTGTCGAAATCTGTAACCATTATCAGGAACTCGGATATAAGGCACTGAAGGCAAGCGGATCCAAAGAAAAGATCCAGGAGATTGTAGCCAGATTAAAAGCAGAAGGCAGACCATCAGAAATCGAAAGTGAGATCAAGAAATTCTGGGCACAAAGACCTTCGATTCCAAAAGAGTTATCCTATGTGACCGGTAAGGTTTTCGATGATTATCTGCATGATATGGAACTGGCTCAGGAACACGCATGGATAAACCGGGAAGTAATTGCAATCCAGATCCTCCAGGCTATGGATCTGCATGTAACGGATTCGTTTCAGACAGTGCACAATTACATTGACACAAAGAATCGAATCCTGCGTAAAGGATCCATTTCAGCGCAATCAGGAGAAAAAGTATTAATTCCACTTAACATGCGTGACGGTTCGCTTATCTGCATCGGGCAAGGAAATCCAGACTGGAATTATTCAGCACCACATGGAGCTGGACGTATTCTTTCGAGATCCAAAACGAAGGATGCTGTTTCGATGGATGATTTTAAGGATTCGATGTCTGGCATCTATTCAACTTCAGTTACAGAATCAACCATCGACGAATCGCCATTCGTATACAAACCAATGGATGAAATCATGGGAAACATCAAGGATACGGTTGAGATCGTAGAGAGGATTACTCCTATTTACAACTTCAAAGCACACTAATTGAGGAAAAGGATAAGAGGACGAGAGATAATTCTTATCCTTTTCTTTTTGTCAGCGTTTCGATATTCATGCAATATGCACAATGATTTTGCTGCAGTTTCGGCATTGTGCACAACATTTCGATTACTCTGTCTGTTCGTAACCCATATTTAGAGGGAATAAAAACAGCGATAAAAGGAAAGGAGAACTTTATGAAAAACTTAGCTGTTAAGTACCTCTGTACAGGTATTGTAACTTTTGTAACCTTATGTGGAGGTATGAGTGTGTCAGCTCAGAATCTTGTGGTTCAGAACCCAGGAATTTTGGTTACTAAACCTGCAGGTATAACATCAGTCCTGACACCAGAAAGATCTATACATACGGACGCTGGAATCACAGCCAGTCTCAGGAACGCACGAGATGAGGCTATGGTTACAAAACATAAAGCAGATGTTGTAAAATCTGCAAACGGAGAGTCTGAAGAAGCAGTAGCAGAATCAGATTCTGTTTCCGTTTCGAATGTTGCCGAATCTTCGGTTCCAGAATCTTCGGGTCCAGAAGGATCTGAAGTAGATTCCGAAAACCAAGAAAACGGAACCGAGACAGAGACAGAGGCAACGGAACAACCGGAAACGTACGAAGTGATCAAAGAGTATCCGATCACAGATGGAAATACAACAAAAACGGTACTTCCATACAAAGCGTTTGGGAAGAATACCAATCAGGCAAAACTACAGTCGTTATGCCAGACAAACGAAGTCGGACTCAGAGTATACGATGGACGGTTTACGATTGCTGTTGGAACGTATTTTAACACGGCAATTGGTCAGTATTTTGACCTGGTGTTAGAAAACGGAACAGTCATCCCGTGTATCATGGGTGACCTGAAAGCGGATATTCATACGGATTCCAGAGGTTTGTTTACGGAAGCTTCCGGATGCATGACAGAGTTCATTGTTGACCGAACGTACCTGCCAAACAAGAATTCAGCCACATACTGTTACGAGGAATGGAACAGTAAAGTAGTCAACGTCATTGTTTACAACAAGTTTGTAAACCTTGAGTAGACTTAGAAAACTGAATAATGAAAACGAAAATACCCTGAAAACAAACAAGAACTCAGATCTGAATAACAGTTATCTGGGTTCTTTTGTATGTTTGCGATTGTCTTGAGCTTCATCATTGCTGGATCGTTGGTTTGTTTCCGGTTCTTTTCGTTTCCTTTGTCCGTGTTCGATCCATATTTATATTGTTACTCGTAAACAATTTGTTTTTGAACACAAAGAAAGGAAATGAAATATTATGAAACGAAAAGCAGTGAGTTGTCTGCTTGTTCTGGCTGCGATTATGACGATGACGCCTACGATTCCAACAATGGCAGCCGAAAACCCGGACAACACAACACAGTCGACGCAGACAACAACAGAAGCTGGAACTCAGAATTCAGTTGTGAAATATGATCAGGCGTCTGCGTTTACTGTTACAATACCAAAGTCAATCGCTTTAAGTAGCAGTAAATCTGCAGAATACACGGTCAAAGTACAGGGAGATGTTATAGGCAATGAAATCATTACGGTTACTCCAGATGAATCCGTGATATTATCCGACTCTAACGGCAAGGACCCTGTTACAGGCGACATTACACAAGAGAAGACAGAATTTTCGTCCACAGAAGTGAACGCACGTTCGGGGGGGGGGGGACGGCGACTGGCAGCATATTAGCGAATAACCTTGCTTCCGGAGACTGGTCAGGTAATTTTAAGTTTGTGATCAGAACAAACCAGATAGGTAATGGAACTGCGATCACGAGTGAAAATCTTGCAACTTATGGAATTAAGACAGTTGGGGATGTTGTGATTCCGGAATATGTGACGGACGATGATAATACAAGGCATGCGGTAACCGGCATTGGCGATTATGCATTCCGGGATTGTAATGAGATGACAAGTGTTACGATCGCTGACTCAGTTACCGAAATCGGAACCGGAGCTTTTGTGAATTGTTCAAAGTTATCAAGGGCAGCAGTTCCAAATTCTGTGAGATCAATTGGTAACAGTGCTTTTGATGGATGTATTAGTTTGTCATCGATCTCATATAACGGGAATGAATATGATTTATCAAACATCGAACCTGCATTTGTAGAAAATGGAGTATCTGTTGGTTCTCATGTATTTGAACATTCCTATAGTGAACCGGTGTACACCTGGTCTGAGAATAATTCTACATGCATGGCAACAAAAACATGTTCAGAGTGTCATGACGTTGTAACAGAAACAGCTGATGTTAGTACGAAAACGACAGATGCTACATGTACAAACGAAGGACTGAATACTTATACTGCAACTTTTAAGAATTCAGATTTTGAGACGCAGACAAAAACAAGCAAGATATCAGCGAAAGGTCATAAATCGGTGTCTGCAAACAATGCGGTTGCACCAACCTGTGTCACGGACGGTAAAGAATCTGATACGGTATGTTCAGTTTGTGGTGTAACACTGGCAACCGGAAAGACGATCGCGCAAACCGGACATAAATATGGAACACCAACTTATACTTGGTCTAAAGATGGAAAGACATGTATTGCGAAACGTGTGTGTGCAAACAATGGTACACATATTGAAACAGAGAACGGAACTATTACAAATAAAGTGAAAACACCGGCGACATACACAACAAAAGGAACTACAACTTATACAGCAACATTTAAGAATACTGCATTTAAAGCCCAAACGAAAGATATTCAGAATATTCCTGTATTAGAAAAGTTAACAGGTTCTGTTGTTTTATCAGCAACAAGCGGTACGATTAGTTATCCTGCAGCAGGATCTTTTACGGTTACAAGTAATAAAAGTAATGGAACTTTAAGTGTAAAATCATCTGATCCAAACGTAGCAACAGCTACGCTTGATGGAAATACTGTAACTGTAACGCCAGGAACGACTGCCGGATCTGCAATCATAACGGTAACAAGTGCAGCCACAACCAGTTACAAAGCAGCAAGTGCAACTTATAATGTTACTGTAAAATCAGGTACATTACCAATAACTGCAAAAGCATATTCAGGAACCTATGATGGAAATACACATTCAGCATCTGTAACTTCATCTGTATCTGGAGTTACTTTTAAATACGGAACAGTAAAAGGTACATATAATTTGGGCTCAATGCCTACGTATACAAATGCAGGTACATATGTTGTTTACTATCAAGCAACAAAAGCTGGATACACAACATTTGAGGGCAGCGTTAAAACTGTTATTCAGAAAAAAGCGACAACAACATCATTAAACAGCGCGAATGGTGTTCTTTACGTCACGACAACAGGTAACGGCACAATTACTGCACAAAGTTCAGATTCTAATATTATTGAATCTGTAACAGTAAATGACAAGACAATAACATGTATGCCAAAGAAATACGGAAATGCGGGAACAGCGACTATTACTGTAACGGTTGGAGAAACCACGAATTACAAAGCATCAAGTGATACTTATAATGTTACGGTTAGTAGTCGATTGATTGCAGATAGTAGTCTAAGTTTTTGGCATCCAGATAATAAATTTGAATTTGGCTATTTAAACGGGTCAGGTCAATATGTTGTTGATGGAGGTTCTATGTGGCATTGTGTATCTCTTATTCCTATAACGACTTCTGGATATTATTATATTGTCGGTCGTACTGGTGGCGCTCCAAGATCTTGCTTATACAACGATGCATCTCGAAACAGTTTATATCAATCATTTGAAAGTTCAGATGGTTATTATACTTATATCCCAGCCGGTAAATATCTTGGATCTCTGCTTTTCCGAGACGAAGGTTTTAATGCATTAGATTTAAGATTTGTAACATTTTCAAAATAGTGAAGTGTTTAATAAGGAGTTCGATTCAATTCGAGCTCCTTATCTTTGCTTATAAAAAAAGGATTATATTATTCTGGATGAGAGTGATGTAGAATACAGATACGATATACTGATTGTTTGAATCAAGTGCACACGGACCCATGATTATAGAACTACTAATGTTCTATAATAAACGACTATTGAACTGCTAACGTTCAATAGTATAAAGATCCGGAGTGTGCTTGATAGACAACGAATGGTTCTATCTAAGCTAAATCGTAAAAAACTTGTGTTTGCGATTCAACTCCTACGGAGTACAGATCACTCATTACTATTCGTGATTTGAACCTGTCAAAGGCGGAGAATCTTCGGGTTTAGAACTCAGAGTTACGATATCTAACTGAATTGTTTCCAAGATAAGAAACAACCTCGGAAACAGTATTCAATTGATAGCCTGGATAACCTTTCGTGTTTAATCTTTGAATGCCGATATTACTTTGAAATGAGGCTTGAACAGAGTGTAATACTTCATTCCGCGCTCGTTCCCATATTCTTTGATAACCGCAGCGCGCATACTATTGAGATTCTTCGTTTTATCTTTGTTACGATCAAGAAACTCAACAAAATCACCAGGGTTTTCGACCTCGGCGTTTTCAAAAATAATATCAGAGAATCGTTTCATTTTATCTTTCCGTTTATACGTTTTCACATTTAGAGGATAAGTTTTACTTTTGATGACTTTATATATTTGTGAAGCATGAGGTTGCCCATACACACGCATCAATGTTTCATGGATTGCTGTCAGATTGTTACGACCTAAGCAATTTATGAATGTATCGACTTGTTCCTTATTGAAATCGTATTTATTGTTTGATAAGTCCGTATTTCTTACAATCAATTTCTGATCGACTGTTTTTATTTCAGCCGGAACCGATTCAGTCGATTTCTTTTCGGATGGAACAGATTGAGCAGGAACCGAAGTAATTGGAATCGACTCATCAGGAATTTGGGTTGATGTGTTCGAGCTGTTTAATTCCAAATTGATAGGTTCCGACTTAATATGTTCCAGTTCATTCGAAATCGATTCATTTTGTTCTAAATCGGTCTGGTCTTGTTGTTTACTGAAAAGAAACTGATCATATAATTGTTTACAATGAGCTACATCGAGTCGTTTGACGGTAATGTTCCGATTATTCCAGAACTTTACAACACAATCGAATCCGTTATCGTTACTCATGATAATGAATTCGTCATCAGAATCCTGATTATCACACATCAGATAACCAAGATAGGATACTAATTGAAAATCGAGACCGTTAGGACCGGTATAACACTTTTTAAATTGAATCTGATGTGTCTGTTCAACAATTCGAACTAAGGATGTGTATGACATATGTGGTGATTTGTCGGTGTAAAAAACAATAATATCATCAGTCATCTCTGTAAACTCTAATAACATAAGCCAGTTGTCGTTTACGTTTTCACTGTCTACTAAATAATGTCTCATTTGTTTACCAATTCATCCAGGCATGATAATCGTATCATAATATCTGATGTTTTGCATTATATTTTGTTTCCATCGAGCTAATACATCTGTTTTGTATATTTTTTTTCGTTATCATTGTGGCGGATTACAGACACCACATGGTGTTAATCCCATCGCTTTTGCCTCATCCAGTGTAACTTCATGATCGCTCTTTAGATAGCGGCACCCAGCATTATGATACTTACTGCCTGTATCAGTAATATGTACAATCACAGAGCCATTGCTTGTGGTATCCGCTGGCGTTGGTGCCGGAGGTTCCTGTACTGTTGTATTGTTATCCGTTTGTGCGGGTGCTGGAGTAGCAGCCTGTGTTTCGTTTGATGCACTTCCTGAATTCGTATTATTGCTGCCTGATGATGCACCCTTACTGCTTGATTTCTTTGTGTCTGAGTTTTTGGTAGTCTGTTCCGGAGTTGTTCCGTCTAATGCACTGTCTCCGGTTGCATAGTCAATTGTGATGCCAGGCTGTACATTATAGCAGTAGACATTGAATAGGATTCCATCTCCATTGTCTTCAACCGATTTTGCTTCCATCAGGACACCACTCGCAACCAAATTATTTCCATCGAACATCGGAGTCACGCGATATAAGACATGGTTATTCGTTTCTTTCACATAGTCAGCTACCATGTTCTCAAATGGAAGCATTCCTTCTGTATTTAAGTATCTGGTTCCAGTAATCAGGTTCTTTGTGTTCGCATTTTCTGCTGACAACTGGTATCCGATCAGGTGACAACGGTTGTAAAGATATTTTCCGCTTACGATGTCATATTTTACCGTATGCCAGCCGCTTGGTTTGACCTGACCGATTGTTCCTCTTTCTTCCGTTGGCATGATCTCGGTACAAACATTAGCATAAGCTACACCGCAGCGACCAAGAGTATCAAGACTGCTGTAGTTTTCAAAAGCAGTTGTCTTCATTTCGTTATTGGTAAAGAATGGCACATTATTGTTTACTGCAACATAAGGACTGCCAGAGTATGCCGGAATATCTGATAACGAAACTGACATAGCAGTGCTTGTTGTATTCTTGCTGGTTGTAGTTTTCTGATCCTTGATTGCTGTTTCAGAAGCTGTCGTCTTGTTTTCGGCTGTGGAAGTCTCCGTTTCTGCTTCTGTTGCAATTTCAGTTTCAGTCTCGGTTATAGCTTCTTCTGTATCTTCCGTTTTTTCCGTACTAATGATTTCTATCGTTTCAGTTTCGGTTGATTCAATACTGATAACTTCGGTCGGTTCTATGTTTGCGACTTCTGTGGTACTGGTGTTAGAAGTCGGCGCTATCAAGCATGCGATAATGAACGCAACCAACAATGATGTACCCTTAATCCATTTTGGTTTGCTACCAAGCAGATCCTTCCATAAATCATCAACTTTTGAGATCGGAAGCAGCAAGATCGTCACTGCTACAAACAAGACCATTGCAAAACTTGGTATTGAAGCGATTGTCATGATTCCACAAATAAATACCAGAAACCACGATAGGTATCTGTGTTTCTTTGCTTTCTTCTCGGCTTCTTTTCGTTGTCGTTCTTCTTCGTATTTCTTTTGTCCGAACATATACATTTCCTCCCTATGTGATATGTAATTCTGTAAACATCATACCATATGTGTAATTAGAACAAAAATATTTATTTGTCTACTATTAACAAGGCTCACAATTTTGAAAACTCGTCATATTTTCTTATCTTGAGTTGTTGTAATCCTTATTCTTATGTTCCTGTTGTTCATTTGAGGTGTTAAGTATACGCGTTGCGATCATGCGTACCATATTTACCATATAACAATAACACCATACAAGGAGGAAAAATATGGTAAACGAAGGAAGATTGGTAAACGAAAAAAGACGTGCACTCGTAAATGATATCTATGAAAGATACACAACAGAGATCGAAAACAGTTTTGTTAACACAACAATTTGCGAAAACAATGACCTGAGATCCAAAAGGGTTACGGGTACAAAGCAGACAGATATTGTATTCGAACATATGGATTCCGTTTCAGCGGTAATGAAGTATGCAGGAGAGGATACAGCAATCTTGAATTTTGCAAATTACGAAACACCGGGCGGAGGCTTTCTGTACGGAGCAATGGCACAAGAGGAGGCATTATGTCTAGAAAGCACATTGTATCCAGTAATTAGTAACCATGAATTCTATTACAAAGAGAACAGACAGTCATTAAATTATGTTGGGGTTCTGTATAGTAATCGTGCATTATGGTCACCAGGTATTGTCTTTTTCAGAGATGGAAAAGAAAAGTATTGCGACGTCATTACATGTGCAGCACCGAATGCATCTGCATACTTATCAGCTGGTGGAAGCAAGGTCGTAAACGAAAAGGCATTATACGACCGTATTTGTTTCATTATTGATGAAGCTGTCAATAGAGGAACAAAAACATTGATTCTCGGAGCTTTTGGATGCGGTGTTTTTGGACAGAGTCCATATATACTTGGATACCTGTACCGTCAGCTTTTGCAGAAAGAATACAATGGGGTATTCGATCGTGTTGTATTTGCTGTTATTGACGAAGCGACATTAAATTGGCTGAGAGATGGATTTGAACAAGAATAGGAGGGATTCGTATGTTAGAAGCAAGTTCAGAAACAAGTAGACTTGAAGACCAGATAACAGACGAAGAGCTCGAGCGCAGAGAATCCGTTGCTGTTAAACTATTGAGACGCCGGAAACAGATGGCTTCCAATTATAGCAGCATCGAGACAATCTCGTTACAAAGTCCTGTTATCTATACGGATGATGTCTATGTCCAGAAGCAGATCGAAAAGGCGACAGAGTTAGAAGCAGACTTAGGATAACCAAGTGGAGGTCCATAACGGCTTCCACTATTCAAAAGGAAAGCGATTTCGAGAACGAGAAAACTAATAGACCAGGAATTTCCTGGTCTATTCTTTTTCAATGGGTTCACCAAAAGAGAAATGATCAAAGAGTTATACAACATGCATAGAAAACAGTACTCGGCGTGAAGAAAAAAAATAAATCATGACATCAATGAGGTGCTAACTGACTGCACGCCAAGAGGCGGCAGGTTTCAGTTAGACTATCTCTCGTCAGAGTTCCAGATCATCTATCTCAATATTTAATACGGAATCCTCCAAAAACGTCAGAAGGGACTCATACGTGTTTTCACACACTCCGTCAATCACTGCATCCAAACACGACTGCAGGTATTCCGAAAACTCAGGTCCTGGTTTTAACCCAAGATTGATTAAATCGTTTCCGTTAATCGCGAGATCTTTTAGAGAAAAAGCGGATTGTTGTTCTAAAACTGTATTCATAACCTGTTTAATATCTTCTGTTTTTGGATACCATGAAACGTTCTCTGGTCCATTTGGGTATACGTGATCGTCACGATCTGCCTGTTTCAAGATTAACCAATCTGATAAGAAATCAACTCCATATCGATTCAGCCAGCGTTTCACACATGGTTCTGTTGGAGTAATCTGGGTGTCATGAAACTTTATAAGCAATCGAATCTGTTCGGTTTCTTTTGCAGTACACCGGAAGTCGTTTGCTAATACTTCGGCTGCAATTTGTTCTGATACTTCTGGATGTCCATCAAAGCTATAATGACCTTTCTTGCTATTATATGCTTTTGTGGTTGGTTTTCCGATATCGTGTAATAACGCAGCCATTTTAATCGCAAACGAATCGGTATCACACAAATCGGTTACCGCAATCATGTGTTCATATACGTCGTGTTTATGATATGGGTTCTCCTGATCAAGACCGATGCATGGTTCGATTTCTGGAATAGCAGCTGCGATAACAGGAGTAAACTCCAGAAATGTCTTTCGAATCGGTTGTCCACATGTTAAAATCTTTTGAAATTCACTTGTAATTCGTTCTTTTGATACCTGTTGCAACATATTTCGGTTCCGAATGATTGCTTCTTTTGTTTCTGGCTCGATTGTAAGATTATATTTAATCGCGAATCGTAGAGCCCGCATAATTCGAAGCCCATCTTCTTGGAACCGTTCATTTGCATTACCTACAGCTCGCAAAATACCGTTTTCCAAATCCATAAGACCTCCAAACGGATCAATGAGCTTATCTTCAGATACATCGTAAGCCATTGCGTTGATTGTAAAGTCGCGTCTCGCAAGATCGTATTCAATATTAGAAACAAATTTAACAGAATCCGGATGTCTGCCATCTGAATAATCTGTTTCACCTCTGAATGTTGTTACTTCGTACTCGGTCCCGTCTACTAATGCAACAACTGTTCCATATTCGATTCCTTTTGGAATAACTGGATATTTTGTAGACAATACTTTCATTGCAATATCTGGAGTGAGATCGGAACAGATATCGTAGTCGTGAGGCTCTAAATGCATAAACATATCGCGTACGCAGCCACCAACAAGATACGCTTTTGATGATTTTGTATGCAGCAGTTCTAAGATGTCGATTACTGGTTGTGGAATATTAACATTATCCATATACATATCCTCCTTGTATATTATTCGTATTTTTCTAATCAACTACTCCGGACTCTGCTGAATAGTACCGTCTTTTTGTCATGACTGAACAGACAGTATCGGCATTGACATCTAAGTTTACCGATGTTTTAAGCCCAAAGTAATTGACAATCTACTTGTCTACTATTAACAAGGCTCACAATTTTGAAAACTCGTCATATTTTCTTATCTTGAGTAGAATGACGTTTTCATCACGGTCATTGAATGGTTGAAGATGCCAACTTAGTTATCCTAATACAAATACAACATCATACAAAGCTTCTGACGAGTTTCCCAGATTGTGAGCCTTGTTAGATATAAAAACAAAGTCACATAAAAATAAGGAGTGGAAGCTGCCACCTTATGGTGTGCAGAGGAAACTCCGTTCGTATACAAAATAATTAGAAATATTTTGTGATTTCCTGACGAGTTTTCCAAAATGTGAGCTTTATTAGTATTAAAGAGTTCAGAAATAACTCTTTACGGTTCCAACTGAGACCGTAAGACTGCAGGACGAAAACTCCTGTGAAACCTACACTGTAGGGATGTCTTGAACGTTTCTGCAACGGAGAGACTACAACAGAAAGCTTTGAATACCATAAAAAAGACACCGGGAAACTTCAATGAAGATCCCGATGTCCCGGTATTTCAAACCTTAAGTGACGTCCTCCTGTACTGAAACCTGCCGTCTACTCAAGATAATTGAACTACTAATGTTCAATTATAGGCGTGCAGATCAGTTAGATAAGGAGTAAATGTATTATGAATTCATTGTTAAACGTATGGATAAATGGTATGGCAGCTGTAATAGCAGACAAAGATTTGTTTATATTTGCAATCGTTATGGAAGTTATAGGAATCATATCGTGTCATGATTTATATGCTGGATGTGGAGTTGAAGATATACCTTTTATATTTATTTCGCTCGCAGTTGGTTTCTTATGGATAATTACATTTCTGTCGTTATTATTATAACTCGGAATTGTTAACCTAAGAAGATTTCACACATATTTAACACAAAACGAACTTTCATAAGACGAAAACAAAAAGGCAGTTTCATAAACATGGATCTGTCTTTTTGTTTACAAAAATGATAACCAAGCTCGAGTAGGTTATTGATGTCCGTCCCATATTTAAAGAAACAAGAATATGGAGGAAATAATTATGGTTTACACAACAGAACAGTTAAGAAATGCAACTTTGATGCAGTTAGTGGATTGGGGATTCAGTCATTACCAGATGGACGAGATTATAAAAGGATTACAATCTGGTGTGGATGTTTCAATCTATGCAGATCCGAAATGTAGCATAATCCAGATGAGTCTGATTCGTCATCGCTTGGAAGATGTATCAAAGAAAAGTCAGTACGATTTCTATCCAGCTCAGAAAGAGATCATCAGAAAAGGTGAAGAAGCCGGAGTTGATGTAACAATTTTTGCGGATCGGAAGTATAATGACGCGCAGATGCGAGTAATCGAAAATGGATTGGAAAAAGGTATAGATGTCTCAATTTATGCTGATCCGAAATATGACTATGACCAGATGGAAGAGATCAAAAAGGGACTGGAAACAGGACTAGATGTCTCAATTTATGCGGACCCTAAGTATAATTCACGACAGATGGGTGCAATTCGAACTGGACTCGAAGAAGGGTTCGATGTATCAATTTATGCCGACCTCGATTATAACGAATACCAAATGGATGCAATTCGCAAAGGATTGAAAGCAGACCTGAATGTATTAGTTTATGCGGATCCGAAATATGATGAATTTCAGATGCGTGAAATTTGTCTTGGGTTGGAATCCGGTCTTGACGTTTCTATTTATGCGGACCCAAGATATTCAGCAGACAAGATGGAGTTCATTCGTGAAGATTTGGAAAAACAGATGGAACAGAACGAAGCAGATATCGAAAACGAAAACTATGATGAAGATTATGGCGACGATTATGGCGACGACTTTTGGGATCTTTGATATCGTAGTGCCTGGTTCAAACCGCGAAGCTTTAGCTTCGCATAACCAGTCACTGTCAATCAAGTCCTCACACTCAGAAGCTTTAGCCTCTGGAGTCCTTGATTTGAAATACGAACAGAAGACACTAGGACTTAATTTCTGGTGTCTTTTTTGCGTTTGCCTGAACAGATGTTATATATATAGGATACATCAGAAAACGCCAGACAGAATATGCCCGGCGTTTTATATTGTTTACGGTTGTGGCGTTAACCGTATGAATTAGTTAATTGATTGATACCGAATTATCAGATTTATATAAGTCTAACTGATAAGTCGCGTCTTTTCTGGTTAAATGATACCCTGTTTCTAACATATCGATAATTCGATCATCAGATGCATTAAGAAGACGCGCAGCTTTGATAGCTGATTTAATTTCGCTTTCATCTAACATTTCTTTTAATACTTCGCACATATAGGTTTGTCCTCCTTTTGTTTCTTTAAGATATGTCATACGTTTAGAAAGTTCTGGAAACTTTGTATTATGTATTCGCCTCTGTAAGAAACAAGACATTAGTTCTGCGATATCGCTTCCATCATCTATTTCAGTATTAACGAATACAAAATGCATCCCTGTATTAATAATATCTCCGGTTTCTCTGATTATACTATCAATATGGTAAATTGTTTTATTCCCCTTGAGAAAATCGAATTCTGATATATATACGACATATATATCTTTAATATCACTAAAATCAGTTCCTGTTTCTGAATCTTTAACAATAACACTCGCTGCATTAAAAACAGATCTGCGTACATGGTTATCGTTATCTGATCTTTGAACTTCGATACAACAAGTCGTTCCATCGCCTAATCGACACAAAGCATCAAGGATAACAGAACGTCCCCAGATATTTCGTACAACATTTTGAGGAATAACAGTCAGAACCACAAGATTTGAATCTTTCATGACTTTTTGAAGCATTTCTTGACATGTTCTGATATCTACTACGAGCTGTGCAAAAAGAACGTCATCAATCGGTCTGAGTAATGCGATCTTTTCCAGCATCTCTTTTGAAATTGTCATATGGTTTTCTCCATTCTTTTGTATATTAATCTATATAAACAGAGAAAAGTCCGCCACTGACTTATCCCTGTAATTTTTGTACATAAACAGGGATAAGCATTTAGCTCTCCTTTTATTCGTATGTATATATTATCCTAACATAAATATGTGTTATGTTGTTTCTCGCTAACAGTATTATATCACAACATATTGTGTCGCGCATTAGATTCTTGCAATGTTTCTTTGTTTCGTCTCGACACATATTTAAAATAATGCATACAGAAAGAGAGAATAGTTATGATTGGAAACATTTCAATAAAGATTTTCGACAGTCTACCTACAACGAATTTGCTTCTGATTTCAGATTCGGATTATGAGAGCAATCAGTCAGAAACGGAAGAAAATCATCAATATAGTATTGTTACGAAAGAAACGTTTACAGAATTACAGAGATTTTCTGGAGAGTGGAAATATACAGATAATTCGTATTATATGGATGACAATAAGGAATCGTATACAGAGACAAAGAAGATTTCCTGTGGTTTTTTTCAATACATGAACTCGAATTGGTATAACAAAACAGGTTCATTTATGAAATCGTTGATCATCAAATGCCGTTACGAAGAGTTAAAAGATGGCAACATAGCTGTACTGTTTACCCCATTTGTGGTTGTGAATTCAATTAGATACGAAAATGCAGTTAATATCTGCAGAAAACTATACGCAGATACTGAGATTGGGAAATGGTTAGAAAATACAACTGAACGTATATCATATGTGTTGCTTTTAAATTTAATCGAATGTTTTACGAATCTTTATACTTGGATTCTATTTGAATCGAAACTAAAAATATATTTCAATACATCAGAGATAAAACTGGATTTATTACAAAACAATTTGAATCCGGTGTTCTTAGATACGATTAAAATGATGTTCACATGGAAACAAATTGATTTTGAATCACGAATCGAACAGGTAAACAAAATAGGAAATATTTCCACGTGGACACAAGAAAAGAATAACAATGTGAGTTTGAATACGTTTGAAGAAGTTTATGAATTGCTGTATCAACAGGTAATTGAAATGAAACGAGAGAAGAATACGGATAATTTTGTAACGATAGAACAAATGGAAAACAGGGTCTCTCAACAAAATCAGGAAATGTTGACAGGTTCTTTGTTACAAATGTTGGATCAAGATATATTAGAACAGAATACCGTGTATCAAAACGGCATGATCTTACGTGTTTTTCGTTGTGGAAACAACAGCGATATTGTATTACCGTTTTATAATCCGTATATAATGTATGCCGTATATCTGTTTTATTTGTTGAGATGTCAGTTGAATACGAACGAAGAGAAAACAAAAGAAGCGTATTTCTCTGGTATTCATGATGTTTTTAATGCGTTAAGAAAACTAGTAAAAGAGAATGATTCCATGAATATTTTGTTTACGAATGAAGTTTTAGACAAAAACGAAAGATACTTTTCAGACCAGAGAGCAGATTTGTATACATTAGTAGAGAATAAATCGTTTAGAGTGTACAAAGATAAACGTATCAAAATTGTTGAGAAATTAATCAAAAACGGAATTAACAATATCTCTGCGGTTGGAGCGGACATGGAATGAATACATAAGGTTTGTTTCCGTTTGATTTTGTTTCCGTTTATAAGTGAAAAAAAGCCAAAGAGATGACCATCGTGGTTGTTTCTTTTCCTTTTGTTTCCAATCATTTTGTATGCGAACATCTTATCACATATTTAGGATAACAAATTAAACGCATACGAAAAAGGAGGAAACGAAAATATGACACAAAATGAATTAAACAAGATCATCGAGAATCATCAGCATTATCTTAATAAGGATATCGATGGATGGGAAACCATGAAAGCCGATTTATCATATAAGAATCTGAGCGGCTTGGATCTTAGCAATGCGAACCTTAGAAATGCGGATCTTAGAAATGCGAACCTGTACAAAGCAAATCTTATCAACGCGGATCTTGCATATACGGACCTTAGAAATGCGAATCTTAGAGATGCGAATCTTAGAAATGCGGATCTTAGCTGTGCGAATCTTAGAAAGGCGGATCTTGCAGATGCGGATCTTAGCAATGCGTATCTTAGAGAAACGGATTTGTGCAGAGCATTTTGTTGTTATGTAAATCTGTACAAAGCGAATCTTAACAATGCAAATCTTAGAGAGGCGAATTTGTACGGAGCAAATCTTAGCTATGTGGATCTTAGAGATGCGGATCTTAGAAAGGCGGATCTTAGAGATGCGGATCTTAACAATGCGGATCTTAGAGATGCGGATCTTAACAATGCGTGCCTTAGATATGCGAATCTTAGAAAGACGGCTCTTAGAAATGTGGACCTTAGTGAGACAGATATGTACGAAGCGGATCTTAAAGAAGCAAATCTGTTCGGATCAGATCTTAAAAATACAAATATAGTCTGTGCAGTGATCAATGAAGACACAAAAATCGATTATCCGATTACATGCCCGGAAACTGGTTCATTCATTGGTTATAAAAAAGCAGTCTCTGGAAAGATCGTAAAGCTTCAGATCTGCGAAGACGCAAAACGATCATCTGCAACAACAAAGAAATGTAGGTGTAGTAAAGCTTTGGTCTTAGCAATCGAAAACATTGATGAATCTGATAGTGGATTACAGGGGATAGCATCGATATATGATCCATCGTTTATTTATCGCGTTGGTGAAATCGTAGAAGTATCTGACTTTGATGACAACAGATGGAGAGAATGCGCTCCTGGTATCCATTTCTTTATGGACAGACAGGATGCAGTTGAATATGAATTTTAAAATACATCAAAGAGATGACCATTATGGTTGTCTCTTTTTTTTGTCCAGATAATAGAATTCCATGAGATTCAGTTCTTTATGATTGTTCAAACGGTAAATCCTTTTTCGTTTTAGTTTGCATCCATCCATACCATATTTAGGAATGTAAACAAATGCAATGATTCATGGAGCACAGGAAAAGAAGACGACAATGAAAGGACACCGAGTCACTAGCGACCTAATGAGGCGTGAACATCTGGGTGGACGGTCTGTGTAGAATATGAAACATGCGTTGTTACAATCATAAAATATCTTACCCAAAACGGAGGAAAACATTATGAAACTTATGGAAATCGTAAAACAGGCAGCAACAGCAGGTAGAGAGGTCGTTGGTATTGAAGTTACTATGAGTAATGATGACGCGTTATATCGTATTACTGAGTACGATGCTGAGTCAGGTGCTATCAAGGTCGCAAAGATCCTTGAGGACGGTACTACAGATTCCAACGAGATTGTATTAAGCGGCATTAACACTATGTTCGCACACTTTAAATACAATCCGAACCCGAAACCGACAGCAGACGCAACAATCGTAGACGGGGATTTGGTGATCGACAACGGACCAACAGTATCTCTTGGCAGCATTAAAGCTCAGAAGGTACTTGGTGCGGTTCCTGGATTGGTAATCCTTGGAGTTGGAGAGCCAAAAGATGAGGAACTTGAGGTTTATACCTTCAATGCTCAGTTTTCTGCCGATCCGGACTTCGTTGGAACATTCAAGGATGCCGGATTCACAGTCCCAGCCAACACAAAGGCGGTTGTTATCGATGACCGTACTTACTTTATCGAAACGGTGATCACACCAGTTGAGATCAAAGATAAGGATGGCAAGGTAACAGATGTCAAAGAGATCTGCACCAGCGATCTCATCCAGATCATGGCAACCGGTACTGGAGAAGATACAACCGTAAGAGGCGTATCATTCTTCGGAGATAACGGCGAGGTTATGGACTATGAGGATTTCTGCTACGAGGAAGATCTTGATGAGGATGACGATGATGCTGAAGATGCTTACAATGCATACCTCAAAGAGTTCGGCAACTCTGGTTCCGGATTTGCGGTTCCTATCGAAAGTGTCCGCATGGTAGAGCAGGCAGGTCGTAAAGATTTAGTTGTTGTAACCAAAGACACAATCGACGATGACGGATACCTTACAGATGAGGAACAGCCAACAATTCGCCTGTTCACAATGGACGGCAGAAAAGTTGGAACCTACCTTGTAAACTCCATGGATGCGAAAGTATACCTTGGTGGATCTACAAAGAGTGCTCCTTCTGTAACTGTATTCGACAAAGACCAGATCTTTGTAAGAGCAGACAAATACGGTATGAAGATCTTAAAAGATCCGAAGATCGTCGCCGCTCTGGAAGGTCACACAGTTTACTGCGGCAAGGAGTATGACGAAGAGACTAAAACTGCAACTTATTACTTCGGTGATGAGAAGCAGAACGTAGTCGGATTCTCATACAGAGAAACAGACAGAGGTCCTGTTATCAAACTGGTAACTGAGATCTAGTCTGGATTAAGTCTGTAAACAAAAACAATGAGAGTCAACCTTCGGGTTGGCTCTTTTTGTATGCGAACGTTCGATTCCATATTTAGGATAACAAAAACAAACGCATACGAAAAGGAGAAACCGAAATGAACAGATTATCAACTAACGAACTGAGACAGCTTATTAAGAAGTCAGGCATGACAACGGAGGAGTATTATAAGAAATTGTTTGCGTTACAGGAAGATATCGAATTTTTTAACCTGTATATGAAACGAAACAAAAAGAGCGAATACGGATTGGTTGTCAAAGTAAAAATAGGTGCCGGACGTGCTTTCGATGATATCTGGAAGAAATACGGATACGGAACAGACAAAGACAGTATCGAGCGTACATTTGCTGAAACTACTCTATTAAGTGTTATTTTCAAAGATATGTATGATGGTACTGACATCTATTCTGATGACGAGATCCGTAGTTTCAAATTTAGCTTTGAAATGTATGACGAGACAAATATGGAGGATTACATCTCAGACTTCACTGGATGCTCGCATGGATTGATGGACGTAGCAAAACAGCTCGAATTACTCGAGATAAAAGAGTGTTAACAAAAACAATGGGAGTCAACCTTTGATGGTTGGCTCTTTTTGTATGGTTTTCGAGACCTATAACATATTCATAAAACCCATATTTAGGATAACAAAAACAATTACACAATAAGAGGAGAAACGAGAGATCCTTTTATTGTATTAATTGTGAACAATATGATATAATAGGAGGTAGAAAACATGGATTTCGAAGACGATGTATTTGATGATGTGTTCGAGGACGATCGTTATGATAGTCAAGGCCCAGACAGAGATGAAAAGATGTTAATGGAACAACTTGAACACGAACAGTCACTAATATCTCGAAAATTAGAAACAAATGCTTTTTCAGTAGACAGAACGTTTGTAAATTCAATTGAGTATCATCGTTTGTTTGATAATCTCGAAATGTTACAGATTAGTAAGCCGGTACGAGAGGGATTGTATCGAGAAACTGGCAGATTGCTAGAATTTGTAGATGGTCAGGAGTCTGAAAGAATGATTGCGGTCAATGCAAGAACCGGTGATCTTGTTGTTGATAATATTACTAGACTTGGAAGTGGGACAATATCAGGAACTGGATTTAACGAAAAAGAGTATGCATTAGTTCAGAACTGTAAGGATGATGTTATAATCATACATAATCATTCGTTAAATGTTAGACCATCATTCAAGGATTTAACAACATTTTTAGATGAACCGAAAGTAAAGTTTTCAATAATTGCGTGTCATGATGGAGATATATACGTAGTGTCTGACGTAAGTCCCAAAATATTAGAAGAATACGAAAACTATTTTCAAGAAGTAAAAACGTATATCTCTGATGTGAAAACGGCACAATCATTAACTTTATCTCATATTTATCAAAAGAATGAGACGCTAACCGAAAAAGAAAAACTGATTAAATTCAAGCATTTGCGAAAGGAGTTATGACAATGAGCGAAAACAAGTATATGATCATGGATGAAACAATCAGACCGTTCGAACCGGGAGAACCTGGATACGAATTGCTTTTGAAATTGGAGCCTGTATTCGCAGAGATTGATAAGAAAATTCTTGCAAAAAAAGATTCAAAAGAAAGAAATCTGATTAAATCTGAAGAATCCAAGTAAAAGAGACAGAAAAGGAACCTATACACAGATTTGTGTACGGGTTCTTTTTTCTTTGCAAAGAAGTGTTAACAAAAACAAGAAGAGTCAACCTTTCACGGTTGGCTCTTTTTGTATGCGAACGTTCGGTTCCATATTTAGGATAACAAAAACAAACGCATACGAAAAAGGAGGAACTGAACATGAGTAATAATGTAATAAATAATGAACCTGTACACGGATACAAGGTGTTTAATCCAGACTGGACCTGTAGAGATTTTCAGTATGAGGTTGGAAAAACATTTGAAGAAAATGTTAAACCGAGTTGCTGTGGTAGAGGGTTTCATTTTTGCAAAGAAGCTATTGACTGTTTTAACTATTACGCTTTTAATCCAAAAAACAAAGTTGCAGAAGTAATTGCACTTGGAGAATTAGACACAGATGGGGATAAATCTTGCACAAACAAAATCCAGATTGTACGAGAGGTCCCTTGGATAGAAGTCTTGACAATCGTAAACATTGGAAAAGAAAACACAGGGATAGGCAATACCGGAAACTGTAATGCAGGAAACGAAAACACTGGAGATTGGAGTTCTGGATACTGGAATTCTGGAACAGGTAATGCTGGGGACGGCAACACTGGAGATTTCAATACAGGAAATTGGAACACCGGAAACGGTAACACTGGATACAAGAACACAGGAGATAGTAATATCGGAGACGAGAATACTGGAGATAGTAATATCGGAAACGAGAACACCGGAAAAAGGAATATCGGAGACAGTAATACCGGGGATTGGAACAAATCATCTTTTAATACCGGCTGTTTCAACACAAAAGAACAAACAATTATGTTGTTTAACAAACCATCGGATTGGACATTTCGTCGTTGGCTAGGATCATGGGCAAATTATTTGTTAAATCAGATGCCAAAGGATATTGTTGAATGGGTATATAAGAGTGCTATGACGGATGAAGAGAAACGTGAACATCCAACCTACGAAACAACAGGTGGTTATCTTAAAGTGCTTGATAATTCCGAAACCGCGCAGAAGTGGTGGGATAATCTTTCGGATGCAAATAAGGATACTATTAAGGCGATTCCGAACTTCGACCCTGAGATTTTCTACGAATGCACAGGAATCAAAGTAGAGTAACAGACAGAAAAGGAACCTATACACAGATTTGTGTACGGGTTCTTTTCTTTATGGAAAATGCTCTTTTTGTGTCCGTTAGTCATAGATCCCAGACTTTATAACCACAAATCCGTACCCGTTGCATTTCGGACACGGGCAGCAGGATCCCTTTTCTTGTTTCATGAACACTGTTTGTGGGATCGGCAGGTAGGAAATCTCATTACAGTCCGGACAATGTGCGACCTTTTCTTCGTAGGTCCCATATTTTCCGCAAACAAGAGTTACGTCATAAGTGAAGAGTTTTCTACAGTGTTTGCAAAAGAACGGGACCGAATTTACTTCAATTCGTGGGCGTTCCATTGTTTTGTACACAAGTGCGAGTTCATCGGTTCTGTTACCGTCTTCGATTGACTTCACAACTTTGTTTTCTTTCTGACTGTTGCCAGGTCGACCGTATATAGCATGAAATTCATACTCACAGTCTAAACATTTCGTATCATAATAGTTTCCCATACTTCAAATTCCTCCGTTGTATTCGTATTTGTTATCACTGACATACATCATTATAAGATATACTTATGGTTTTGTCTATTTTGAAGACAGATTGTTTTGTTTTGAACTAGTATTGTTTTGTTTCCGGTTCTTTTTGTTTCCTCTGCTCGTGTTCAGACCATATTTATCTTGTTACTCGTAAACAATTTATTTTTGAACACAAAGAAAGGAAACGAAATCTTATGAAACGAAAAGCAGTGAGTTGTCTGCTTGTTCTGGCTGCGATCATGACGTTAACGCCTACGATTCCAACATTGGCAGCCGAAAACCCGGACAACACAACACAGGAAGCAACAACGACAGGAACTCAGGGAGCGACTATCACATATGAACAGGATTCCGCATTTACAGTCACAATTCCGAAGACGATTACTTTAGGACAGAATAAGAGTGCAACTTATGGCGTCAAAGTAAATGGTGACATTTCCGGGAATGAGACGGTTACTGTTACTCCTGATGCGACCCTGCAATTGACGGATTCGAATGGAAAGGCTGCGGTCACTGGAACTATTACACAGGATATTACAGAGTTTGCAGCCGATCAGGTGAATCTACCGGATGGTGGCAGCACGACAGGTAATATTGTAGCAAACGAACTTACGTCTGGTGATTGGTCAGGAAATTTTGAGTTTGCGATCGGAATCAATAAAGAATTAGTAGCAGGATTGTATGATGCAGATGGAAAAATGGTTTGTACTTGGGAAGAGAGTGGAATCGATGTAGGTAAAGACTATGCATTTAATAATTATAAAACTGATCCAGCGTCTGCGTATTCCGTACTACAGGCAAAACCGGAAGTAAAATCAATTGTAATGCCAGACAGCGTAACCAGTATTGGAAATTACGCATTTTATGGTTGTTCGTCATTAACAAACATTACGATACCGGATAGTATAACAAGTATTGGCAATAATACATTTTATAATTGTTCTTCGCTTACAGACGTTGCAGTACCAAACGGTGTAACAAGTATTGGAAGTTATGCATTTTACGGTTGTTCCAATTTAACCTCAATTGCCGTACCAGACGGTGTAATAAGTCTTGGAGACCATGCATTTTCTCGTTGTTCTGGTCTAACAGCAATCACAATTCCAAACAGTGTAACAAACATTAAAGACAGTGCATTTTCACGTTGTACTAGTTTAACATCAATTACAGTCTCAACCAGCGTAACAAGTATTGAATCAGGTGCATTTAGTGGTTGTATTAGTTTAGCCTCAATCACAATACCAGATAGAGCAACAAGCATTGGAAATGGGGCATTTAATGATTGTATAAGTTTAGCATCTGTAACCTATAAAGGACAGACATATACAAGCAAATCAACACTAACAACAGCATTTGGTAACAACGTAACATTGGGAACTAATCCGTTTAGTAACACAGCATTAACCGATTAGTCCGATACACCTCATACCAAGAAAAGTCACACAACAGAGAACAAAGTGTGGCTTTTCTTTATATCATTTTGTTTCCCATCTTTAGTATGCCCTTATTTCGTCCATATTTAGGATAACAAAACAACCCGCATACAAAAAAAGGAGGAAACAAATTATGTTGATTACATTGACTGGAATTGTATTAATAGTTATTGGAATTATTATCATCTGGCTCTGTATTAAGGTTCCAAAATTCAAGAAAGTAGGCAAATACCTTGGAATTGTATTTCTGTCGGTTGGATTTGCATGGATGGCATTTGTATTCGAGGTCATTGGATTGCAGCGTATGAAAGAGGATTCGGAGATAGCAAACAATCAGAAAGAATACGTAATGTTGTGTGCGAATATTCGTTTGCTAGAATCGAATCCGGATGATGAAGCAAAGGATACAATCATCGAAAGTGTGAACAACTGGAACGAAAAAGTAGACAACGGAAGAAAGTATCTCAAAGATCCGTGGACCAGCTGGTTATGGAACAAGAATATAGTCGACTCAATGGAATACATTGAGATTCCGGAAGACCTGATTAAATAACCGAAAACGAGAAGAGTTACTGACACGGTAGCTCTTTTTGTTTTGTTTTCGTTCATTCGTATGCACATCTTAGTTCCATATTTAGGATAACAAAACATATTACATACGAAAAGGAGGAAACGAAAATGTTATTTACATTATTAGGAATTATGTTTGTTGTTGTAGGATTTGTTGTCATCTGGATCGGAGTTATCCAAAATAAAACAGCGAAGAAAAACAAAATGGGTGCTTTGTGTGTAGGTAGCTTTGCTTTGGTAGTTGGAATCACATGGGTAATGACGATGGCTTTGATAATATTAGAAGCACATAGCTGTGCGGATTCTAATATTGCAAACAATAACAATGAATACGTATTATTATCTGCAAGTGTCTGTTTGTTAGAAACGAATCCGAACTATGAAGAAAAAGATGCAATCATTGAAAGCATCAACAAATGGAACGAAAAAGTAGATAACGGGAGACGATATCTTAAAAGTCCGTGGACAAACTGGTTGTACAGCAAGAGAGTTATTGATGCGATGGAATACATTGAGATTCCGGAAAACATGATTAAATAATCGAAAAACGAGGAGAGTTGCCAATATGGTAGCTCTTTTTGTTTTGCTTTGTTTCCGTTCATTTGTATGCACGTCTTAGTTCCATATTTAGGATAACAAAACAACCCGCATACGAAAAAGGAGGAAACAAATTATGTTAATGGTATTAATGGGAATCGTATTTATTGTTATCGGAATCGCTATCATTGCAATCAGCGTTATCCAAAAGAGGAAAACAAAGAAGAAGAATGCAGGTGTTTTCTTCGGCAGTCTGTTTTTGGTATTGGGTTTCATTTGGCTTACATTAATGTTTGAGTCGATCTGGAATCAGCATAATAGTGCGGATTCGGATATTGCAAACAATAATAAGGAATACGCATTGTTGTCTGCAAGTGTTTGTTTGCTGGAAGAGAATCCAGCTTATGAAGAGAAAGAAATAATCATTGAGTGCGTGAACGAATGGAACGAAAAAGTAGAAAACGCACAAAATGGACTCAAAAATCCGTGGACAAACTGGCTGTACAACAAGAGAGTTATTGAAGCGATGGAACACATTGAGATTCCGGAAAGTGTAACAAAATAACTGAAAACGAAGAGAGTTACCAACATGGTAGCTCTTTTTGTTTTGATTCGTTTTGTTTCCGTTCATTCGTATGCACGTCTTAGTCCCATATTTAGAATAACAAAAATATATTGCATACGAAAAAGGAGGAAACGAAATGAATATTATACCAATTAATCTTAATTTCCAATTTGATGAAGGGGATGAAACAACACCGATTATTATTGTTGCTACAGATGACGTTTATGTTCATATCTGTCAGGTTATGAACGAAATCATGGAAACTCATTCTGTTTTGTGTGAATCGGAAGACTATGGAAAGTTAGGACGTACACCAGAAACACTTATGAACTATTATTGTTCAAAAGTTAGACCTGGATGGAACTGGTATCCAATTGCATATACAGTGGATCTTAACTAACTAAAAACAAAGGGAGTTACCAATACGGTAGCTCTTTTTGTTTTGATTTGTTTTGTTTCCGTTCATTCGTATGCACATCTTAGTTCCATATTTAGAATAACAAAACATACTGCATACGAAAAAGGAGGAAACGAAATGAATTACTATTATCATTTGACACAGCCAGAATTTGTTAGCACGATCCAGAAAGAAGGATTGAAACCAATGCTTGGAAAACGGTCAAAATCAATCGGAGACAAAGAAGAAAGACTTTGTTTGTGTTCCGAAAGTAGTATTGATGCCTGGTCAATCATGCTTGGAACGAATACTGTGATCAAAATTGCGGTTCCAGACGAAGACAAAATGGAATTAGTCGACCAGGGAAATGTATCTGATGAATACAATTACGATGGTGTCATTCCGCCAGAGTACATTGTGGATATTTTTACAGTGAAGCCAAGTAAAATCATACTCAACAAACTTCGATATAACTATATGTGGGGATTATCTGAATTCTGTACTTATTGTGCCAGATATTATACAGAACTGGATAGCGAGAATACAGACGAAGAGTATCTTGATGCGCTTAAAGAAGCTATTCAAGTAACCGGAGAGTTATTAGTCCCTGTAATTCCAAAATTATGTTATCCGGACATGCCAAAAGAAGAACGAAAAGATATTCTAAAAATGATTGGAAATCAGGGAGCGTATTCATTCTGCGATGACTATGACGTTAATATTGAAGAGGGAATCCCAGTCAAAAAGCTATATCAGATGCTGATACTGTATCCAGAAGACGACCTTACCGAGATCCGTCAGACGATTAACAGACTGATCAAAGATAATTTCAAATATTGTCTGAGAATTAATACGGGCGGATTTACAGGCTAAAAAGAGAAACAAAGAGAGTTACCGACGTGGTAGCTCTTTTGTTTTGTATGCGAACTATGAATCCCATATTTAGGATAACAAATAATACACGAAAAGGAGGAAATACAATGTTATTAACAATCATCAAAATATCAGATATGATTTTTTCGGTTTCGGGAATTGTATATCTTTTAACAGTCGCAATAGAAAGGAAAGACGGAATTGTGGAAGACGAAATAATATCACGAATATCATCAATTTCTGCAGTTTATAGTCTTATGTTTGGGGCTCTAACATTAATATGTTGCCTTGTATATCTAATATTGTACTAAAAGCAAATTGAGTCTGCCTATTGGTAGGCTCTTTTGTTTTGTATGCGAATCATGAATCCCATATTTAGGATAACAAAACAAAACGCATACATACAAGGAGGAAAATATTATGACAAGAAGCGAATTCTTAAGCATGGATTGGAGTGACTCACAAATTGGGTACGATATGCAGGTTGGAGTGCCGGATGGCGATAGCAGAACGATCGCTTATCTGACATTATCAAAGAAATATCCGAATTCATTATGCTTGGTTACCGACAGTAAGGAATTCCCAGTAATGAATTCAGGATGTGGTTTAAGTGAAAACCCAATACCGTATGATGTTATCATCAAACTGAAAGAAGATACAGAGATCAAAAACGTCATTGCTATTGTTGATGACAAAGCTTATGATCTTGTTCCTGGACACGTTGAGATGAATCATCATGATAGTATCATCCGTTTCGAGATATTTACGAACCCGATCTAAACAGAGTAAAAGGATAGAATCCATACATGCACAGACATGTGTGGGTTCTTTTTCTTTTTTATATGAAAATGACGCATACCATATTTAGAGTAACCAATAAAATCACACACACATTCAAAGGAGGAATTGAATTATGATTATCTTTTTAATTTTTGTTGTACTTTTAGTTTCTGGAATTTTGCTATATAAATTCGGAGATGATGAGATCACAGCTGTCGCTGTTTTCGAAATATTGTCGCTCTTTGTCGGATCTTTGGGGTTTCTCATCACAGGATGTATAATCCTGTGTTCCCACGTTGAGGCGACCAAACAGATCTCAAAGAATCAGTTTGAATACGAGGCAATTATTGCCGAGGTTCAGGCTGTTAACTCAGATAACGAGGACGTATCAAAAGTCTTAGTTATCAAAGACGTGAACGAATGGAACAAAGAAGTTCATCGTCAGAAATACTTAGCATCTAGTCCATGGACTTCATGGTGTTATAGCCAGAAGGTAGTGGACAAAATGGAGTATATCGAAGTTCCGGAATGGAACGTTCCGACTCCTGACAGTAACAAATAAAAAAAACGAATTGAGTCTGCCATATTGGTGGGCTCTTTTTGTGTGTTCTCTGACGAGTTTTTCGAAAAGTGAGCCTTATATATTATAAACATATATTCAAGGAGGACAAAAGATATGTTATTAGTATTAATATTTACTGCATGTTTGGCTATTGGAATTTTACTCAGACTTATTTTGGTTGAGTATAAAAATGATGATTGTACTTTTTTCGCTCAGATTAGTTTTATGCTAGTTGGTGTTGTCGGATTGATCTGTGTGGGAACGGTTATTTTGTATTCTCATATTAGTGCGGAAGAGATTATTGTTAAAAATCAAATTGAGTATGAATCAATAATTGCTGAAGTTCATGCTGTTGATTCAAACAACGAAGATGTATCCAAAGTGCAGGTCATTAAAGATGTAAAAGAATGGAATCAGGATGTTCATAGTAGTAAATACTGGGCATCAAGTCCATGGACGAACTGGTGCTATAATCAGAAGGTTGTAAACGCTGTGAAATATATTGAAATTCCGGAATGGGAAGCGGCGCCAGATAGCAGCGAAAACGAATAACAGGAAACAAAGAGAGTCAGAACAATCTGGCTCTTTTTTTTCTGTATGTTTCCTATGACGAGGTTTTCTGAGACAGATAAGAATTTTGTATTTCAAGTATTCCTATATACTTAATTCAATATACAACTACTAGAACCCATATTTAGGATAACAAAAATTATGATATTAAAAAGGAGAAAACAAAGTATGAAACAGGAACAATTAAATAAGATGATTAAATGCCATCAACATTATCTCAATGAGGATATTGACGAATGGGAGGAAACGCAAGCAGATTTATCAGATTATGATCTAAGTGGTTTGGATTTGTCACATAAAGATTTACGATATGCTAATTTGAACGATGCAAAATTTTATCATGCAGATCTTAGAGAAGCAAATCTTAGGCATACAGATTTTAGAGGGGCAGATCTTAGGGAAGCAGATCTTAGAGGAGCAGATCTTAGGTATGCAGATCTTAGAGGAGCAGATCTTAGGTATGCAGATCTTAGTGGAGCAGATTTTAGGAATGCAAATCTTAGTGGAGCAAAAATTAATTGTCCGATTGATTGTCCAGAAACATGATACGTCGGATCTTTATTTCCAAATGGTAGCGAAAACGAATAATAAAAAACGAAGAGAGTCAGAATAATCTGGCTCTTTTTGTGTGTTTTCTATGACGAGGTTTTCAAGAAGTGAGCCTATTAATTATAGTTAACAAAGTCATAGAAAAATGAGGGATCGAACATGGCAGTAATTCTGCTCTTAGGAGTTATGTTTTCAGGGTTGGTTTTGTTCATAAATACAATTGCATACCTTTATGATTTCGATCTGTCTGGTCATGAATCTGAGTTTCAGGATCTGTTGGAGTTGTTTGTAGAACTAGGATCCATAATCATTGTATGCGGGGGCTTTTTCTAAACACGAAGCTTGTATTCCAAGTTTTCCTATATGCTTAGCTTAACATACAACTGTTTAAATCCATATTTAGGATAACAAAAATCATGATATTAAAAAGGAGGAAACGAAGTATGACACAGGAACAATTAAACAAGATCGTCGAAAACCATCAGCATTATCTCAATAAGGATATTAACGGATGGGAAAACATGAGAGCGGATCTATCGCATCAGGATCTAATGGATTTGGATTTATCACGTAAAGATTTAAGAAATGCGATTTTTTATAACACGAATCTTTGTAGAGCGAATCTTTATAACACGAATCTTTGTAGAGCGAATCTTAGAAATACAGATCTTAGAGGTGCTAGTCTGTGCGAAGCGAATCTTGAAAATACAGATTTTAGTTATGCAAATTTGAACGATGCAGCATTTTATTATGCAGATCTTAGCGAAGTAAATTTTAGGCATACAGACCTTAGCGGAGCAGATTTTTATCATGCAGATCTTAGAGGGGTAGATCTTAGTTATGCAAATTTGTACGGAGCAGATCTTAGATTTGCAAACCTTAGAGATACAAAAATCAATCACCCGATTGCATGCCCGGAAACTGGCTCATTCATTGGTTATAAGAAAGCATTCTACAAAAAGATCGTAAAACTTCAGATTTGCGAAGATGCGAAGAGGTCATCGGCAACAACAAAGAAATGCAGATGTAGTAAAGCATTGGTCTTGGCGATCGAGAATATCGATGGATCTGACAGTGGATTACAAGAAATAAAGTCGTATTTTGATTTTAGTTTTATTTATCGCGTTGGAAAAATCGTAGAAGTATCTGATTTTGATGATAATCGATGGTATGAGTGTGCTCCTGGTATTCATTTCTTCGTGGATAGACAGGATGCAGTCGATTATGAAATTTAAAAACACATCAAAGAGATAACCGTTGTGGTTGTCTCTTTTTTTTTGTTTCCGGTTATTTTGCATGCAATCATCTTATCACATATTTAGGATAACAAACAATAAAGCACATAATAGAGGAGGAAACAAATATGTCAGAAACAAAAAGAACATGTCCATTCGGAACAGTAGGAGATCAGAATCAGAAAGCGATTCTTTACCAAATCCTGCAAAATGGATTCAGAGACGAAAATCCGAGACCACATTATGAAGATATGTATCATAATGCGCATCTTTCTGATGATTGCAAATATGTGATCACAGAAGACGGAAACAAGATCGAAATTGAAGAAGGAACTGCATTTACAAACGGCTCAGATGTAACCGTTTATGTCCTGGCTCATACGTTATCCATTAACCATGTTGTTACCAGATACGACTTAGCAAAAGGTGAGTGCCCGATTTTGACTTTGAGACCGATCGCGTGGAAATCAGCAGTCAAAGAAATCTTATGGATTTACCAGATGCAGAGCAACAAACTGTCAGATCTTCATGATCTTGGTATCAAATATTGGGACCAATGGGATGTTGGCGACGGAACAATCGGCTGCAGATATGGAGCAACCGTAAAAAGACATAACTTAATCAATAAGTTACTGGATGGATTAACAGCCGATCCATTTGGTCGCCGTCATATCATGTGTATGTGGCAGGAAGACGATTTTTCAGACGAAACAGGAGGAACAACCAAAGGATTGAATCCATGTTGTTATGAAACGATCTGGAATGTAAGAAGAGGAATCGACGGTAAATTGTATCTGGATATGCTCATGAATCAGCGGTCCAGTGACTTTATCGTATCCGCCTCAATCAATGAGATGCAGTATGTTGCGCTTCAGTTGATGGTTGCAAAACATTGTGGATACGAACCTGGCGTATTCACACATGTAAGTGAAAACGTTCAGATTTATGAAAGACATTTGAGTCAGGCAAAAGAAATCGTTTTTAATCGAAATACAATTGATTGTGATCCAAGATTTGTTCTGGATACAGAGAAAACAAATTTTTTCGATTTCACGATTGATGATTTTAAACTGATCGGATATCCAAGAGAAGAAATTGCAAAGAAGAATCCACAGATGAAATTCGATCTTGGAATCTAAAACAGAAACAAACAGAAGGACTCGCATTATGCGGGTCTTTTTGTTTCCGAAAATTTTGTATGCGATCAACTCATACCATATTTAAAGATAACAAATTAAAAGCATACGAGGAGGAAACAAAAAAAATGAGTAATAAAACGAACACACCTGTACATGGATATAAGGTATTCAGACCTGATTGGACCTGTAACCCGACAGGAAAGAACTGTAAACAGTACACTTGCCCCGGAAAATTTGAGGAAGAAGGGGAGCTTAATGTTTGCTGTCACGGTATGCACTTCTGTCAGACTGCTGCTGACTGCTTCAATTATTACAATTTTGACAGCAACAACAAAGTTGCAGAAGTTATTGCCTATGGTGAGGTAAAAACAGACGGTGACAAGTCATGCACGGACAAGCTTGAAATCGTACGTGAAATCCCATGGGATGAAGTATTGCGGATCGTCAATATTGGAAAGAATTGCACCGGGATCAACAACACCGGGAACAGGAACACAGGGCACTACAACACCGGTGACCGCAACACCAGGAACTGCAACACCGGGGACAAGAACACCGGGGACAGGAACGCTGGGAATTGTAACGCAGGAGACAGGAACACCGGGAACAGGAACACCGGAAGCTACAATACCGGAAACTACAACACAGGGGATTGGAATACCGGGTATTGGAACACCGGGAACAACAACACCGGGTACAAGAATACAGGAGATAAGAACACTGGGGATAGGAACACTGGGAATAGGAATACCGGGGATTGGAACAAGTCATCTTTTAATACTGGCTGTTTCAATACAAAAGAACAGAAGATATTGCTGTTCAATAAACCGTCAGATATGACCTATCGTGACTGGTGTGAATCTGATGCACGGTGGTTATTAAAGCAGATACCAAAGGATGTTGTTGAATGGATTTGGTCCGACAATATGACTGATGAAGAAAAGGAACAGCATCCGGAATACAAGACAACACGCGGTTACCTGAAAGTGCTTGACGAGTCTGAATGTGGTCAGTTGTGGTGGAATAATCTCGAAACAAAAGACAAAGACATCATCAAGGCGATTCCAAACTTTGATCCAGATATTTTTTACGAATGTACTGGAATCAGAGTCGACTAACGAAAAACAGAGGCTGACCAATTGGTTGGTCTCTCTTTTTGTTTCCGGATGTTTTGTATGCGAATGGTTTAACACATATTTAGGATAACAAAAACAATACATACGAAATAAAGGAGGAAACGAAAAATGAGTAAAAAGAATAAAAAGAACGAACCAGTACATGGAGTACATGGATTTAAAGTATTTAATCCAGACTGGACTTGCCGAGATTTTCAGTATGAGGTAGGAAAAACATTTGAGGAAGATGTTAACCCAAGTTGTTGTGACCGAGGATTTCACTTTTGCGAAAAGGCTGCTGACTGCTTCAATTATTACAAATTTGACAGCAACAACAAAGTTGCCGAAGTCATTGCTTATGGTAAGGTAAGAACAGACGGTGACAAGTCCTGCACAAATAAAATCTATATTGTAAGAGAGATTCCATGGATGGAACTCTTAACAATCGTAAATACTGGAAAAGATAATACAGGATTAGGAAATACTGGAGACATGAATACTGGTGTCTGGAACACCGGTGACAGGAACACCGGGAACAGGAACACCGGAAGCAGGAATACCGGAAGCAGGAACACAGGGAACCACAACACCATGGACTACAACACCGGAGACTGCAACACCGGGGACTGGAACACTGGGAATTGGAACGCCGGGGACTGCAACACCGGAAGCAGGAACATCGGGGACTGGAACACCGGAAGATGCAACGTCGGGGAATGCAACACCGGAAGCGGGAACACCGGGGACTGCAACACCGGGAATATGAACAGCGGAAGCTTCAATACTGGGGATTTTAACAATTCGTCTTTCAACTCAGGTTGTTTCAATGTAAAAGAACACAAAATTATGTTGTTCGACAAACCGTCAGATATGACCTATCAGAATTGGTTAGACTCAAAGGCCAGTGAATTACTGAGACAGATACCAAAAAGTGCTGCTGAATGGGTGAGTACAGACAACATGACGGATGAAGAAAAAGTAGCACACTCAACATATAAGACAACAGGTGGATATCTTAAGGAGCTTGATAAGTCTGAATGCTGTCAGATGTGGTGGGATAGTCTTGATATAGACGATAAAGAAATCATCAAGGCGATTCCAAACTTTGATCCAGATATTTTTTACGAATGTACTGGAATCAGAGTCGACTAACAAGAAACAGAGACTAACCAATTGGTTGGTCTCTCTTTTTGCCTCCGGTTGTTTTGTATGCGAAGAATCGAACCCATATTTAGGATAACAAAACAAATGCATACGAAAACAAAGGAGGCAAAAAGTATTATGACAAGATCAGTAACAGAAGCAGCAAATCGTGTCAGAAAGTGCTTAGAAGGCGGCAGATTCTGGGACGTCATAGAGACACCTGGAAAAGAAATTGAAGTGTATTGGTGCGGAGACTTACGTTTCGTGATCAGCAGAGATTATAACGAGGACTGGATTATTTCAAGCGAGCACGAATTGAATCTTGAGACTGTTGCACGTGTTTGGGAAGCAGTCAAAGGATACTAAAACAGCAACAATTAGAGTCGACTACTATAGTTGGCTCTTTTTGTGTGCCTCCGGTTGTTTTGTATGCGAAGAATCGAACCCATATTTAGGATAACAAAAACAAAGCATACGAAAGTAAAGGAGGCAAAAAGTATGGCAAAGAAAAGATTGAAAGATATGACGGATCACAAAGTAATGAGTTTCAAAGAAGCTGCAAAAGCGTTAAATTGGACTCTCACAGAGGATGACGAAGTTTACCCAGTATCCTGTGACTGCGGTAACAGCAAAATTGAGTATACTGGAGTAATTGGTGTACAAAAATTAAGATGCGGTAATTGCGGAAAACAAATGTCAAGTCTGATTTCTTTGAATCCGGCTTGTCGTTCAATGTTTGACATCGAGAAAGATGAGGAAGGAAATGAGCGGTTCTGGATCATTGAAGACAAGAAAGAAGTCGATAATGATGAGGATCAGACAGAAACGATAACAGGCTGGCTTGCAAAGCAGGGAGATTACGGTCTCTGCAACCCACCAATGGACGCACAGAAAGCATTGAGTTTTCTGGCTGAGTATTTGGATATTCCGGAAGACACCATACCTGAAAACGAACAACAGACGAATACCTATATTGTTTGCAAAATCTTAGATAGATACAGCAAAAAATATAGAAAGGAATTGAAAAACAAATAAGAAGCAAACGAAAGAGCCTATTCCAATTTAGTGGAGTAGGCTTTTGTGTGCCTCCGGTTGTTTTGTATGCGAAGAGTTGAACCCATATTTAGAGTACAAAAACAAAGCATACGAAATAAAGGAGGAAAAGTGAAGTATGGAAAAGAAAAGATTACAAGATGTTACTGATTACAAAGTAATGAGTTTTAAAGAAGCTTGCAGATCGCTTGATTGGAATATCACAGAAAATGGATTTCTTACAAACGGAGACTGTTATACAGTATCATGTAACTGCGGTCACAGCAAAATTGAATACAGAGGTTCTTTTGGAGTAAAAGCAATAAGATGCAATAACTGCGGAAAACACATAGTAAACCTAGTTTTCGCGATTCAGACGGAATTTCAGACGGAATCTTATCTATTTGAAGAATGCGAGAAAGATGATGAAGGAAATGATCGATTCTGGATTGCCACAGACAAAGCAGGTAATCTCAATAGGGTCCGTAACATTTCCGCTCGTGTCATTCCAAAAGCCGCATTCGTTCAAAAACCGTTAGATGAAGGGATCACAGTAGAGGAAATCACAGAACTCGTCAGCAAACTCGAATGCGAACAGGTAATTCCAATCGAAGTGCAGGCGAACAGTAGTTGTGCTATTGGTTTCATTTCATTGGATGCTGCTGAAGAATTGAATTACGATTACGATAACCTGATTCGGAGTGTGTCTGAGGTAATCGAAGACATGGATAACGAAACAGAGTATGGAAACTACGATTTTGATGGATTTCCGGTATATATCGGATATTAGGAGGAGGAAACAATATGAAGAAATCAGAGAAAAACATGATCTTTCAGGAAGCTGCATTAATGTCAGATGAGAAACTAAAAGAAGCGTATTATGATTCTGTAGATGCTTGTCTCGGGAGCCAGGCAGAAATTATGGAAGATCGAGGATGGGATCCTGTAGATATTAAAGAACGTCGCCAGTATGAGAAGTTCCTTTCTGAGAAATCGGATCTTTTGGGATTCATCTGCGATATGAGAGGTATCAAACTTTGGGAGATAAGGAATCATAACTAAAAAAAACAGAAGAGAGATTGCATTCATGTGATCTCTTTTCTTTTAGCCTTTACTTGACATATAACGTAATTGCGTTATAATGAACACAAAGGAGTGATAATCAATGAATGACCGTTTAAAGAAAAAAATAAAAGAAACTGGGAAAAGCATATATAAAATCAGTCAAGAGAGTGGAATTCCATATACAACATTGAATGAATTGATCAATGATAAGAAAAATATTAACAACAAAGCAGCAGAAACAGTATATAAGCTTAGTTTATATTTGAATTGCAATATAGATGAGATTCTGAACAACATTGCTTTTCTCGAAAACGGAAAAGGAACTTATCTTGGATATCGATATTATTGGAAAGTAACGAATAGTGGAATAGAGTTGCATATACTAGATAATAATGAAGATTTAATGTTGCTCACTCTAAAAAATATGTGTCAAGATTTATATGATTGTTATCGGAAACAAGTACCTGAAATGATGATTGAAGATTATGATAATGAAAAACGAGAATGGGAGGCATTGCTATGAGTCAATACGCATTAATGCATAAAAATGATGTTTGTGGAAGTCTAATTATCGATGACGAAACAGGGACTCTAAAAATATATAAAGACAACGGAAGTGGGTTATCACCGTTTTTGGGAAATGCAGATACGAGAAGAATGAAACATTGGTGGGAAGGGAGAGCTGTTCCTGCTTCTCGAAAAATGATGCAGGAAGTATTAAAACAAGCTGGATGTACGAATACAAAAATGTATCTGGCAAAAAATCTTGCTCTATCAATGACAGATTCTTATTGGATTCGACCACTGGATATGGATGTAAAATATGAAGATGTGAAGTTATCAAGTATGAATCAATTTTCTGACAATAAAGTTCCATATCACAATGCAACTTCTTATGATTCGAATGCCGCATTAGGTGGACAAATGGAAAAATATTGGGATATCGAAACACAATTTCCAACGCTTGTGAAAGAAAGTTATAAGTATTTTGGACAGCAGGCGATAAATGAGGCTTTTGCAACTTATTTGCATGATTTACAAGAAACGACAATCCCTTATGTTCCTTATCTTGCTGGACATACAGAGGATAATGGTCTTTATTGTAGATGCGATGCATTTACAAACGATTCTGTTGAATTAGTATCCGCATATGAAGTTATCGAAGGATCGAAATTGCAAAATGACAAATCATTATATGATAACTATATTCGGATATGTGCAAAATTAGGAATTGAAGCTCAAGAAATTAGTGATTTTATGGATTATCAGACGTTAACAGATTTCATTATCAGTAATACAGACGAACATCTTGGAAATTTTGGTATTCTAAGAGATTCAAACACAATGCAATATCTAGGTCCAGCACCAATATATGACTCTGGTAATAGTATGTTTTTCAAAGAATCATCAACGGTTCATACAAGATTAAGCTTATTGCAGCAACCAATTACAAGTTTTTACGATTCTGAAGAAAAAATGGTTAAGAACATAAAAAACAGACAGTTAGTAAATATAGATTTACTTCCAACGGTTGAAGAGACAATTGCTTTATATACATCATATGGATTTCCAGAAGAAAGAGCCATAACAATTGCAAATAACTATGCATTAAAGGTTGATATGGCTTACGAATTCGAAAACGGAGCAACGATATCAATGTACCATGAAAGACAAAAAGAATCAGAAAATATTCCAGAAACAAACAACCTAGAGGATAATACAGACGATTTTGATGTCGGAGAGGATTTATAGAGATCGCATTCATGTGGTCTCTTTTCTTTTGGTAACAATAACGGTATACTAACCATGGGATATAAAATTTTCATGCTGCTTTGTCGCAACACATATTTAGAATACAAATAAGAGAAGAGGAAAGGAGAAATGCTATGTTTGATGAGAAGAATATCGAACTTGACGAAAAGCATTCGAAAGAAAAGAAAAAGGAATACCTGATTAGAGACGACGAAGGAAATATTCAATTCGTGTATTCTATATACAGAAGACCAGAAATGGATATTATCTTTCCACAGTTCACTCCTGTATTAAGTACAGGGTTATTGCCTGTGATTGATATACTTGATGACAAAAAGGTTCTTACTTTTGAACCAAACCCGATTGGATCCGTCATTACTCAGTCATATTTTGGCAAGTTCATAGATGATTCTGTATTTGCGAAAGAAGCGGCAGAATACATTATGGATCACTTTGAGGAACTTTAACAAACAAGGAAAGACACTGCTTATTCAAGTGGCGTCTTTTTTTCTTGCCATACAGAGGGAGGTCTCCGCACATATTTATGAAAAATGAAGATATGGAGGAAACCATTATGAGTAGTGTAAATGACTTGTTGAAGGCAATTGCAAACAGAGATTATTCCCAGGAATATATTAACGAAGACATAAGTTTTGTAAACGAACGATTTGATAAGTTTCGGAAATACTTTAATGCAGTTTATGAACATGTTTACGGTAGCTCTACTGCGTTAACATTAGTTCACGGAGGAATGATGACACCAGAAGCCTATCAGGATATGGTCGTTAATCTTGATGGAAAAAGAAAACACGCACATGATATGGCAATCGCAGCCTGTGAACAGATCAATCGTCAGTGTGATATGTACGGTCTCGAACATCTGTGTCCGGAAGTTGAATTCGATCAAATCAACAACCAGAAATGTGTAAACAGAGGAGAGATTGCAGATTTTGTTGGTCGATATGTGTATTCCGTATTTCAACAAGGACGTGAAGGCAGAACTATGGATCAGCTTATCATTGACAACGAGATGAAATATGGTGACCGCCCGGCGCTTGATGTTTCGTATGAGATTGCGAAAGATGCAGGCAGAAATCCAGAGCATGCATACAATTCAGGCGACATGGATCAAAATGCATACGGAGAGTTCGAATACAAAAGTGGGGTTACCAATGACGATGCTGGTGGGGATTCTATGGAAGACGTCGAATATGATGACGATGATTTTGGAGAATTATGACGAGTTTCCGCAATTTTGAGCCTTATTATGGTATATAATATTATGGAAGGGCGTAAATGAGGCTCGAGAAAGGTGGAAACGAAATGAGTAGTATAAACGATTTATTAATGGCAATTATGAACCGTGATTTTGATCGCGATGAAATTGAAGCAGACATTGTATTCGTAAAGCATCAGATTGATATGTTGCGGACTTATTTTGACATGGCTTACAAAGAGACATACGGAAGTTCAGTAGCTGTTACACTGGTCAAAGAAAAACAGATCACTGAGGAGCGGTATAAAGAATACATTGCTGGTTTGGAGACCAGAAGAACGAATTGTTTGAACACGGCAATCGCAGCCTGTACTCAAATAAACAAAATGTGTGACCAATACGGGCTGCAACATCTGTGTCCGGAAGTGGAATACGATAAACAGAACGGAAATAAATGTGTAAACCAAAATGAGATTGCAGAGTTTATCGGCGAATATATGAAAGCTGTTTTCGAACAAGGTCGGGAAGATACGACAATGGAACAAGTCGAAACGGAATAAGAAAGAGAAACAGAGACTAGCAGGAATGTTGGTCTCTTTCTTTTTGTTTTCAAATTAGTTTGGCTCCCAGAAAACCATATTTAGAGTAATAAAAAACATATTCAAAACAAGGAGAACAAGGAGGATTAACATGAAAATTGGAATCACAGAGTATGGGGATGCTGGCGTCGACTTCAGATGGGAAAACAAATTAAAGGAAATCGATGGAGTCATCCTTATAACAAAGAACTTAAACGACACATTCATCAAAAAGGTTTTAAACCACATGAGTGAGATCCCGATCGTAGTGCATTGTACATGTACCGGATGGGGACACACAAGAATGGAACCAAATGTTCCGGACTACAAACAGCAGCTTGCACAGATGAAGAAATTAATTGAGTCTGGATTTCCGGCAAGCAGAATGGTATTGCGTATTGATCCTATTTTCCCAACTGAGAAGGGTGTCAAGCGAGTTTCCGAGATGTTAAATTACTACCATTCATTAGGTTTGCCTGAAAATGAGATCCGATATCGTATTTCAATCGTGGATGAGTATCCGCATGTACGGGAACGTTATAAAAAACTTGGATTCACGCCGATGTATGGTGGAAGTTTCTATCCATCTGATGATCAGCGTAATCTTGTCGGAAACGCATTAAGTGAGTACCCTTATCAATTTGATACATGCGCAGAGGACATACTCGCATATAAATTCCCAGCCACATTCCGGATTAAAGGATGTATCAGTACAGAGGACCTGCAGATTATGGGAATTAAATATGATGGTACATTTCCTGAGAACCCACAAGGAAGACACGGATGTCATTGTCTTGCCTGTAAAACGGAACTTTTAACACCAAGAAAGAAATGTCCTCATAACTGTCTGTATTGTTTTTGGAAAGATTAATAAGGAGGAAACAATATGAAAACACTTGGAACTTGGACAGGAAGCAGAGACATCGAAATCGTAGAGGTCGAAGGGAGACCGATCGCTCTCAGTGGTTGGAATGGAGAACAGTATTTACAGTGCTGGGAAGTAGACGAAATCATTTCAGGAACTGGATTTGGCGTAAAAGAAGATGGACTTTGTGTCCGACCGGTTTACAAACAGATCGACAACGATGAATGGGAAATCATTGGATATGAGTTCTGTTAACGAAAACGAATGGTTGTAAAGTCAACTACCCATCACTAAAGTGACGGGCTTGTAAAAAGCCATGGTTGACTAGCCTCAGTTCTTGCATTGTTTTTTCATGTGAGAACTACGTTATCCGTAAATAGGTAGTTTATATCCCGGTGATAGTCACCTGCAGATGTCGTACCTAGTCTGCAGCTCTGAGGTTAGTGATTAAACAGTTCCAAAGGGTAGGAACAGTGTTGCTGACAGGAAACTATGGATAACATTGGCGAAG